TCGCGTCTACATCAGCAGCCCCCAGATCAAAGGGCGCAGCCGTATTGAAGAGAAGTTTGAAAAGGGCGACCAGCGCCGCTACCACGTGCCATGCCCGCACTGTGGCCACATGCAGTACCTGCAGTGGTCGGGGCTGCAGTGGTCCAAAGACCTCAGCGCTGCATGGTACGTGTGCCAGGAGAATGGTTGCTGCATCGATGAGCACCACAAAACCGCCATGATCGCCTCGGGCCAGTGGATCCCCGGTAACCCCAACGCCTTGCCCGGTGTGCGCAGCTACCACATCAACTGCCTGTACTACCAGTTTGGCCTGGGCCCCACCTGGCTGGAGCTGGCCCGCATGTGGATGGAAGCGCAGGGCGATACCGCCAAACTCAAAACCTTCACCAATGACCGCCTGGCCGAAACCTGGGAAGACGCCAGCATGCGTGCCGTGCGGCACAACGCGATTGCCGAGCGCGCTGAAGCCTATGCGCTGCGTGAGGCGCCCGTGGGTGTGCTGTACGTCACCGCCGGGGTGGACACGCAAGACGATCGCCTGGAAGTCACCCTCACCGGGTGGGGCCGTGGCATGGCCTTCTGGGTGCTGGACCACCACGTGCTGCCCGGTGACCCGGCCAACCCCGCCACCTTTGCTGCGCTGACCGAGTACCTGCAAAAGCCGATTGCCCGCCAGGATGGCGTGGTGCTGCGCATAGAGGCCACCGCCCAGGACATGGCAGGCCACCGCACCGATGAGGTCAAGCACTGGGTGCGCCAGGCGCTGGTGCGCCGTCCGATGGCGATTCAAGGTGCCCTTCAAAACAACGCCCCCGTGCTGGGCAAGCCCCGCCTGCTGGATGTGACCTACAAGGGCGTGACCGACAAAAAAGGCGTGCGCGCTTACTACGTGGGCACGGTGGCTGCCAAAAACTGGCTGTTTGGCCGCTTGAGTGTGGACGCAGAGCGCCCATTTGAAGAGCGCATGACCCACTTCAGCCACGAGCTGGAGCCCAGCTACTTTGCCGGACTGGTCAGCGAGACCTACAACCCCGCCAAAAACCGCTATGAGAAAAAGCGCGGTGCCCGCAATGAGCCGCTGGACACCTTTGTTTACAGCTACGCCGCTGCCCACCACCCTGAGCTGCGCCTGCACCGGATGCGCTCCATTGACTGGGACAGCCGCGAAAAGCAGCTGCTGGCCCAGCTCAAGCCCGCTGCCGATGGCGTTTATGAGCCGCAGGACGCCAGCCAGCCCGCACCCAAACCCGCGCAGCCGCAGCAGCTGCCAGCGGTCCAGCGCCGCCGCCCCACACCCCAGCGTATGGGGTGGTAAGCACCATGAGGGAGACCATGACCGAAGCCACTGACACCACCACAGAATCCGACCAGACCACCATCAAGCCAGAGCTCCAGTCCCGGTTGAACGCTGTACCGTTGGCGGACGATGTGGTGGACTACATGCTGGCCTGCTTTCAGGCGGTCTCTGCGCGCACCAGCGCAGCAGCCTTGCAGGCGGTAGAGCGCCAGGTGCGCGAAGTTTTCGGCAACACCGAGGTGTGGATTGCAAAGGGCCAGAACAAGCTGCTGGCACAGCTGCGTGCAGAGCGTGATGAAAAAATCCGCCGTGACTACCTTTCGGGGGAGCGCCTGGAACTTCTGGAACGCCGGTATGCGCTGTCCAAGCGCCGCCTGTTCCAGATAGTAAAAAGCTGACCAGTCAGCGGGCAGTGCAATCCAACCCCTTAGAGATTGCACCACAAATGCCCGCCAATGGCGGTCATGCTACAGACCCCAACCACCGAGCCCACGCGCATCACCGCTGGCGACACCGTGCGCTGGCACAAAGCCATCTGCGGCTACACGCCTGCTGACGGCTGGGCGCTAGAGTACATTTTTGCCAGTGCAAAAGGTGTAAAAACCGTAGCAGCACAACCAGATGCAGAAAGTGCAGACTTTGTAATCCATATACCGGCAGAAGACACCACCGGCTGGCCTGCTGGCGCCTACACATGGCGGGCACGTGTCAAAAAAGATGGCGATGTGTACACCGTGCAAGAGGGCTTGTGCGATGTAGCACCGGCACTCACCGGTGGCATTGATGCCCGAAGTGCGGCCCGCCGTGCGCTGGATGAAATCAAAGAGTACCTGGCAAGCCCCAACAGCATTGCCTGCCAGAGCTACACCATCAAAGGCCGCTCCGTTACCCAATACACCCTGCCAGAGCTGTGGCAGCACCATGACCGCCTGGTGCAAGAAGTAGCCCGTGAGGATGCCCTGCGCACCGGCAAAGGCCTGGGCCGCCGCGTTTATGTGAGGTTTGGCCGATGAACTGGCGCAATCTAATTCCCCGCTTTGGCCGCCGCAGTGCACCACCACGCCAGCAGACGCGCCGTTTTGCGGGTGCGCGCATCAGCCGTACCGAGGCAGACTGGCTGGCCACCAATCAGGCCATCAACCAAGAGCTGCGCCAAGACCTGGACAAGCTGCGCGCTCGTGGCCGTGATCTGGTCAAAAACAACGATTACGCCAAAAAGTTCAGCGGCATGTGTGCCGACAACATCATTGGATCTGGCGGCGTGCGCCTGCAAATGCGCGTGGAAGATGCGCCCGGAAAGCCTGACCGTATGGCGAATGCCGCCATCGAGGGCGCCTGGCGGCGCTGGTGCAGCAATGCAGACATTACCGGCCAGCAAGACCTGCGAGGCCTGTGTGCCGGTTTGATGGGCGCCATGCCCAGCGATGGCGAGTTTCTGGTACGTGAGGTGATGGGTGAAGCTGCAGGCAACCCCTTCAACTACGCGCTGCAGGTGATTGATGTAGACCGCATCGACACCCAGTACAACGGCATTGAGCCACGCACGGGCAACACCGTCATCATGGGGGTGGAGGTGAACGCCTATCGCCGCCCGGTGGCCTTGCACATCTGGACAGCTCATCCGCAAGACTACACCGGCCGCCACCGCCTGCGCGAGCGGGTGCCGATTGAAGAGATGATCCACGGCTTTAAGGTGGACCACGCCGAGCAAGTGCGCGGCATTCCGTGGATGGCGCCCGGCATGCTGAGCCTGCACCATCTGGGTGGATTCATGTTTTCGGCCATCTTGGCTGCTGAGCATGGTGCCAACCATTACGGCTTTTTCACATCCAAAACGGGGGAGCCCCCACCGGGTATGACCGATGACGACAGCAGCGGTGCTGGTGCAGGAGCTGACAAACAGCCGGAACCCGTCATGACCAGCCAGCCCGGTGTGTTTGACACATTGCCCGAGGGCTATGACTTCAAGCCCTACGAAAGCAAATACCCGGAAACCAATTACGGCCCCTTCGTCAAGACGGCCCTGCAGCGCGTAGCCAGCGGCTGGCGCGTAGCCTACAACAGCCTGGCTAATGATCTGGAGGGCGTGAGCTTTTCCAGCATCCGCAGCGGAACGCTGGAAGAGCGCGACCGCTGGATGGCCGACCAGGAATGGTTTATCCACATCTTCATGGAGCGCGTGTTCCAAAAATGGCTGCTCATGGCGTTGCTGTCCGGCCAGATCCGCATGCCCACTGGCAGCGCGCTGCCAGCCAGCAAGATTGAAAAATTCCGGGCCCACGTATGGATGCCGCGCCGCTGGCAGTGGGTGGACCCCAAGAGCGATACCGAGTCCAGCATCATGCAGGTGCGGGCTGGCCTTATGAGCCCGCAGGACCTGTGCGCCAGCCAGGGCTTTGACTTTGACGAAGTGCTCACTCAGCTGTCGCAAGCCCGCAAGGCTGCTGAGGATCTGGGGGTGCCCCTGCCTGCCTACGATGCCACCCCCGGCGCTGGTACCGGAACAGCCAAAGCGCCTGCACCCTCTTGAACCGGTTGTCTCCGCGGCTGGTGGTGGGTCCTCCAGCCTTGACCGCCCTGGCGCAAGTTGGGGCGGTTTTTTTATGGACTTGGTGCAATCCAACCCCTTAGAGATTGCACTGCCCTGGCTTTGCAATGCGGTGCATGACACAAACCACCGCAACACCACCAGCAGCGCAGGCCGCCGTGCCTGAAGGGCTGCTGCGCAACCTGCAGGACGGCAAGGCCGTGCGCAGCTTGCAGCTGGAGCGTGGCGCCATCAATGAAGAAGCTCGCACCGTCACCCTGGCGTTTGCCAGCGAAACGCCGGTGGAGCGTTGGTGGGGCAACGAAATTCTGGAATGCAGCACAGCGGCCATGCGCCAAGGTCGCCTGCGCACCGGCGCCAACTTGCTGTGCGACCACAACACCCGCGATGTGGTGGGCGTTGTCGAATCTGTCGAGATCGGTGCGGACCGGATAGCCCGTGCCGTGGTGCGCTTTGGGAAAAGCGCTCGCGCAGAAGAGGTGTGGCAGGACGTGAAGGACGGCATTCGCCGCAACGTCTCTGTGGGCTACCTCATTCACCGGGCCGTGCTGGTTGAAGAACGCGATGGGCAGGAAACCTACCGCATCTCCGACTGGGAGCCCTACGAAATCTCGCTGGTCAGCGTGCCCGCCGATGCCTCGGTGGGTGTGGGCCGCTCCATGCCTGCGGCCGCCGCAGCGCCTGAATTGCCTGCTGCTGCGATCACCTCTCAACCATCCCCCGACAAGGAAACCCGAGCTATGCCTCAAGAAACTACACCCCCAGTAGCTGGTACCAACGTGCCTGCCCAACCTGCACAGCCATCCCAGCGCAACCACGCAGCTGAAATTTCGGCCATTGCAGCAACCATCAAAGGCGGTGCTGAACTGGCCTTGTCTGCCATCCAGCGCGGCATCACCGTAGAGGAATTCCAGGCAGAGGCCATTCGCCACCTGTCCAGCCAACCCAAGCCCACGGCGAACATTGGCATGACCGACAGGGAAGTGCGCCGTTTCTCCGTAGTGCGTGCCCTGCACGCGCTGGCAAACCCGCACGATGCGAATGCACGCAGCGCAGCTGCGTTTGAGTTTGAAGCCTCTACTGCCGCTGCGCAGAAGATGGGTAAGCAAGCGCGTGGCGTGATGCTGCCCTATGACGTGGTGCGTGCCTCCGATCTGGTGAAGGGAACGGCCTCCAAGGGCGGCAATCTGGTCGATACAGAGCTGTTGTCTGGCAGCTTTATCGAAATGCTGCGCAATGCCATGGTGATCAATCGCATGGGTGCGGTGTCGCTGACAGGCCTGGTGGGTGATATTGCCATTCCTAAGCAAACTGGCGCCGCCAATGCGTACTGGATCGCTGAAGATGGTGTCCCCACGCAGTCTGGCCAGACTATTGGCCAGGTGCTTATGTCGCCCAAGACCGTAGGCGGCTTTACCGATATCAGCCGCAAGCTGCTGCTGCAGTCTTCCATTGACGTGGAAAACATGGTGCAAAAAGACCTGGCGACCGTGCTGGGTCTGGCGATTCAGCAGGCGGGTCTGGTGCATGCAGCAGACCGCCCCAAGGGTATTTTGGGTGGCCATGTGGCAACTGCCACTGTGTCGGGCGGCACCAATGGTGCAGCGCCGACTTGGGAGCACATCGTCGCGCTGGAAACCGCCGTCAGCGTAGCCAACGCAGATGTGGGCACCCTGTCGTACCTGACCAATGCCAAGGTACGCGGCAAGCTCAAGACAACCCCCAAGGTGGCAGGCCAGAACGGCTTTGTCTGGGAAAACGGTAACACCCCGTTGAACGGCTACGGCTGCGCTGTTACGAATGCTATGCCCAGCAACCTGACCAAGGGCACGGGCACCAACCTGTCTGCAGCCATCTTTGGCAACTGGGCCGATCTGGTGATTGGTATGTGGGGCTCTCTGGACCTGACGGTGGACACCACCACGCTGGGCACCAGTGGCGCCGTGCGTGTGATTGCCCTGCAGGACGTGGACATTGCGGTGCGCAACACCGAATCGTTCGCCACCTTCGCAGACATCATCACCGCGTAAGCGCTGGCCTCACATGCTGCAGCACAACAGCGCTCCATTCTTTAACCCTCGGCACTTCGCGCAGGCGGCGGTGCTGGGCGGTGTCACTGTGTACGGAATTTTTGACGATTCCTGCGCGGTGGCTGATGTGGGCGATCTGGGCATGGCCACCACACAACCCACGCTGCTGCTGCCTGTGGGCAGCGTGCCAGCGGGCGTGCGTGGTATGGCGGTGCAAGTCGACGGCCAGCACTTCACTGTGGAAGACGAGCAGCCTGACGGCACTGGCATGACTTTGCTGATCCTGGAGGTGCTGCATGCCTGACGCCACTGCACCAGCCCTGCGCACCACGGCTTTTGCCGCTGCTGTGCGCGCTGTCCAGCAGCAGCTGGAGTCTGCATCTGTAAGCCCTCACATTTTTCGCAACCGCGCCCGCGTTGTCCCGCGTGACATGCCCACGGCCGTTGTTGTGCGCGCCAGCCAGGCAGAGGGCCAGACACCAGCAGGCATGGGCTCATCCAGCCAGTGGCAGCTGGTACTGGCGCTGGAGTGCTACGCCCGCGCAAGTGCAGGGCTGGATGCTGAAGACGCAGTGGATGCGCTGCTGCTGGGTGTGACTGATGCGATTGCGGTTGATCGCAGCCTTGGCCAGGTGGTGGCCGACATTGCGCCCGTAGCGGTGCATTGGGAATTTGACGTGGATGGCGAAAAAACCGCCTGTGCCACGGTGACTTTCATCGTGCAGCAGTTCACCTCTGCTGCCTCTTTGTCTTAACTTTTCGTGGGGGCCATCATGGGTCAACGTATTTTCTGGAGCAATGTGGGTGTGGATGTGCAGACCGGTTTGAGCGATGCCATCTCCATCAGCAACATCAGCAAGGCCAGCCCTGGCCTGGTGACTTACAGCGGCACACCCGCAACGGCGCCGCAAAACGGCGACTACATCCTGCTGCAGGTGCAGGGTATGAATCAGGTGAGTGAGCGCCTGTTCCGCGTGTCTGAGTTCAATGGCACCAACAAGACCTTCAAGCTGGAAGGCGAAGACACCACAACTTACGACACCTTCATCAGCGGTACGGCGCGCATTGTGACGTTTGGCGCATCGTTTGACAGTGTGCAGAACATTCAAGTCTCGGGTGGTGAGTACGAAAAGGCCGATCTGACCACCATTCACGATGCCGTGAAAAAGCAAGCACCCACTGTGGCGTCGCCCATGTCTCTCAGCATGACGAATTATTTCGACCTGACAGACCCCGGCTTTGTCGAGTGCAACAAGGCCTACAAGTCCAAGACCACACGCGCATTCCGTCTGCGCTTTGGTGCGGGCGCAAAGATGGCTTTTGTGGGCTATGTGGGGGCTGCAGGTGTGCCTACCGGGCAGGTGCAGCAGGCGGTGATGACGCCTGTGACGATTGATACGCAGAACATGCCATCGGTCTGGGCCAGCTAAATCCAGTTGTGTGCACGGCACGCTGGGTACTGCCCAGCGGGCCTGTGTTGCCCGAGCGGGCCAGCCGTGCACCTCTGTATGAATCGGGCGCTTTTTCTATCGGGGCGCAATATGGCTATCAAACTGGTTCTTTCTGCATTGGTGAAGTTCTCTGTCAAGGGTGAGATCAACGACGAAAAGGGCAACAAGCAGCCCGTGGAGTTCACCCTGACTTGTGAGCGCCGCAATGCTGATGCATGGAAAGAAGTTTTCACCGAGGGTGAGAAGCTCTCCAAAGGTTTTGCAGCCATCACCAAGGACTGGAGTGGTGTGCTGGATGAGGACGGCAAT